ATTGTATTAGTCCACCAAACTCTAATATATTCCCAAGCTATAGTCAACCTTTTCATAGCTTGAGTCTGTTGCATTCCATATTCGGCAGCAGTTCTCGAAGATGCTTCCGTTGAGCCACCGAATATAGAAGGTAAATCAGCAGATACAAATTGACCATCTTGGTCAAGTTGCTGCATAAAAGGTTGTACTTCTTTACTAAGAGTTGCAGTCTTTTGTTCGTAGAAAGCATCAGCAAGTTTCTGCCCAGGTTTGGGTTTTGCAGGATAAATATTCCCAGGTAATGCCTCAGTATGAGAATACTCATCAAAATCTAATACATCAGGGTCAGCCCAACCTGCCGGAATACCATGTTCAATAGTTTCTATACCAAGATTAGTTCCAACATTACGAATTTCTTGAACTGGTATTAAGGAGCTACCCATTGCATCAGAATGAATATATGTAGAAAGTCCAGCCTTACCAACCTCCCAATAGTCGTCGAGACTTTCTTCGACGACCTCTGCAATTTCATCGTTCACGAAAACTATTTTACAACCATTTTTATACTTAGTTTTAAGTTCTAAGGCAAGTTTAGCTTCATCTAAAGTCTCAAATGCCCAAGGTCTTAACCAAAGTTTCTCTACCGTGACTAAATTCGTTACGTTGTCAACGCCACGAGGCGCAGAGGCAAATGAACTTGGTGTTCTTGTCCATCTATCAGTATCACCCACGGAATATTGTGGACTAATTTTATCACGAATAGCTGGATAAGTGTCACGAACTAAGCCAAAGTTCTGTTCAACAAACTGCAAAACATAAGGAGTTTCATTTTGCCAGCGAATGTAATAAGGAATCTTAACATTCAATGGCCCAAACAATTCAATTATTGTTCGATTCTTAGGAACTTCTTCTTCACCTGTTTGAACAATTCTTTCTTCTTGTTCCGTACTTTGAACAGGCATCATTTCCGATGAACAGGTAGGGCATTGCATCGGTTGTAAAGGAATTTCTGGAGTAACTTCTCCAAGACGAGTCTGACAAATAGGACAATCAGCATAGTTTATGTCAAAAGGTTGTTTATCATATTTAGGAATCTTGCGCGTGCCGAACTCATTGTCAGACTTATCATAAACGTAACTAAAAACTAGACCTGTATTGAATAACTTATGCAACGCTTCCATCAACAAGAGCTTACTTCTGTTATGTTTCTGAATGAGAAGCGCAATTTTGGTCTTAGTCTTAGCTGATGAAATATCATCAGAGATTTCTGCATCATCAGGGAAATATTCTACATGTGGGACTTGTTGAGAAAGTGCTGCAATAACACTTTCTCCGTGTGCTTTATAGATGTTAATGCAATAGTCGTAGAATGGCCCTGCATCGTCACGACCTTCTTCTGAGGTTTCAACAAGGTTTTCAGGAGTTCGCCACTCGTGAGCAATCTCTGACCAATAAATGAATTGAATACCATGCCAAAATTCCTCTGCTTTTTTCCATGTACGCACTTGTGCATAACGGATAAACAAATCTTCCGTCTTAAATCTTTTACGCAAGTCCATAAATGCTGCACGATGTTCTTCGGGCAACAATTCTTCAACGGTTTGTTCTTCTTCATTACCCGTTACGGGTTGTATTTCATCTGCCATCTTCAATCATTCTCATTCTACGACCAAAGAATTTTTTCTTGTCTTTCTTCATAAACAAACGATGTTTGCTATGCTTCTGAGAAGTCTTTTCCTTCTCATTAGGTTCATTGACTGGAGCATTAAGACCTTTGAATTTCATTTCTTTTTCCTACTAAGACGCGCGCCCATTAAAGGCACTTCGTCTGTTTTATAAATACCATAATCATCTTGATATTCTCTAACATTAACAGGTTCTAACTTTCCTTTACTAAGTTTCACTGAAGGCTTAAATAACTTTCTTTCCAGAGAAATTGGTTCCCGCTTAACAGGTTTACTTTCTTCCTCATCAGGTACATTCAAACCAAGAAATTTTCTAAATTTACGTAAAGGATTCATTTCTTCTTGCTCATCTTTGCAAATGCAGAATGCTTAACTTTATGAGCTTTTCCTGCAACTACAGCAGTTTTAAGATTGGGTGCTCCAATTCCGTACATATGCCTATAAGCTGTCCACTTACGATAAGCCTCTTTAGATTTGAAGTGTTCAACTGGCATAACTATTACTTCTTTTCATCTGGTCTATCAGCACTTAACATTCTCAATCCTGGAAATACTTTAGGTGCATTGGCCGCTGTAAGATTAAGAAACTTATACAAAAATTCATACCAAGGATTCTTAACCTTATCAGTTGAGGGTAGTGATGCAACAAGATTACTGTATAAAAACATTACTACTAAAACTGTCAAACCATGAGCATTTAACCACTCCATCATATATCCCCCAAGTCTAATCCGTTGGCTCTTGCTATCATCTTTTGTGCAAGCAAGAATCTAAGTAATAGCTCATTAGTACGTTTATTTTCAGCTAACAAAGGTTGAAAGTGTTTCTCAAAAGAATTGTCAATGTCAGTGTTGATAACTTCCGATTGTGCGCGCAACAAGTTTGTCAATGTTTCAAGATTTGCTGGTGCTTTAGGGTCGCCATTTCCTCGACTACGAAGCCACTTTTCAACAAAATTCACAAACACCACCACATCTTTAGCTATACCAATTAACACTAAGATAAGCACAGCAACAACGAAAGTGTTCACTATCAACCTGCTGTTTCATCTTGATTTTTCACAAATGCTTTTTGAACAGGGGTCAATTCACTTTCTTTTTCCTTTAATGCTTTTTCAGCTCTTTCTGCTTCTCTATTCCAATATTCTTCTCTATCTTTAACCGTTAAATCATGCAAAACTCTATGTACCGGAGGACGACGTTGAATTGGTGCAATATTTTCACGAGGGATTGATTCTGTTTCAACAAGGCCAAACTTCCTGAAAATGATTTGCTTAAATTCATCACGTTCTTTACGTATATCGTCTAACACATCTTTCAACACATCTAACTCGATACGAAATTCATTGAGACGATTTTCAAATTCAAAGAATTTTCTAATAAACTTAAACATTTTGCTTCTCCGCATTAGCATACGCAACTACTTCAAGCAATGTAACAATATCATCCTTATTAGCATTGACCACATGAACTTCACCATGTTCACGAAGTTTATGTAAAATCAATTCTAAATGTACAATAGCTATACTTCCACCACCAAAGTTAATAACTGTACCCTCTGGAGGATTGCCCATGAAATCTCCTTACACCAACATGAGGCTTATTCTTAGCTTCATACATTCGCATTCTCATGTAGAAAGCGTTCCAATTAGGATTCTCTTGTTGCTGTAAAATTATGTTACCAATCTTTTCACGCTTTTCCATTTCACGTTCTGAACGTGAAGTGTAATAATCTACCGCCTTGCAGTAATATCGCAAAGCGTCGTAAGGGTCGTCCCCATCAAATTCTTTGACGTCCTCTTTGTTATCCTCATCATAAACACATAAAGGAATAGTTTTAATTAGAACTTGACACGTACGCGAAATCAGAAGTCGAGGTAATTCTTTCTCTACTTCGGGTTCCTTGAAAGAATTTAAGTAATCTTCATAGGCTTTCAAACCTCCCATACGTAATGAGAGTGCCGCATAATCTTTGTTAAACTCTTCAACTGCAATCTTAGTAATTGGCTTGGGTTTCCAACGAAGGAAATCTTGAACCAAGAGTTTTCCACCAATTCTATCTCTGTCGGCGGGTCTTGGGCTAAGTTCAGAATGTTCTTCAAACTGTTGAGCAATAGTTTTTTCATCCCCACGGTTAGCGAATGCGGAATGACATAGTATAACGTCAACAACATTACCTAACTCCTTAGAGATTCTACCAATTTCATTAGCCCAAAATGAAATCTTTTCCTTTTTACAAGAAAATTCTTTGAAGATAACTGTGCGCTTGTTGGGCAATACTGCGCCCCAACACGCATAAGTCATAGCAGTAAATCCCCAATCAACTGCTAAAACTATTGGATACCATGATTCAATTTTCGGTGGGTCTATAACGTGACAAGCATTTTCAGGTTCATCATCAAGTCTTTCAATACGAAATTCATCAAAGACTTGACCTTCAAACACATCCCAACGACCAAACTTTTTGGCCTGATAATCAGCCTCATTAATAGTTCGCATAATATCAAGGCGTGAACCATAGTTAATATCCAAATGAGGGTTAT